TGGAAAGAAAATTTGGGATAAGGTTAATGATAAGATGAATCCTGAATTTGCAGATGAGACCCCAGTCAATCCATTTGACTTGTGGGAAGGTGCGAATTTCAAAATAAAGATTCGTAAGATAGATGGGTTTTCAAATTATGATAAGAGTGAATTTGCTGCTCCAGGCCCACTTGATGAAGATGAGACTAAAATGGAAGATATTTGGAAAACGGAATATTCATTAGCAGAGTTTACTGATCCAAAGAATTTCAAGTCTTATACTGAATTGAAAGAGAAGTTGGATAGAGTATTGGGTTTACAAACTCAACCTTCTGTTGAGACATCACCACCTCCTTTTGATGGGGGTAAACCTTACATCGCGACTGTTCCTAAAATGGATGTAGTTTCTCCTTCCATTCCAGATACTGCAGCAACAGCAGAATCTTCTGAAGAACTTTCTTACTTCGCCGATTTAGCAACTGCTAGCTAAACACTATTAGTAATATGGGCGGCATCATTTTGATTGTCGCCTATATCAGCTCCCAGGAAGTCGATTATCATTTGAAACTCTAACTTCAGCTTGTGGTAAATAAACTCCTTGATTATTGGAAGCATTATTAGTATTATTGATGACATTTATCGGTGCAGTAATTCCCCTTTGTGTTCTCTTTACCGCGTCATTTTGTGTCTGTAATTTCGATAAGGATTGAGTTGCTTGCATATATTCACCTTGTGGAAGTCTTGTATTAACTTTTGCTAGATCTGGTTGTTTAAGTCTCGCATTAATTTTGTTTAGTTCCATTTGTTTAAGTGGACTCGCAGTCCAGTCGGATTTAATATCCTTTTTCAAACTCTTAGCTTTGTCTTGAAGCTCAGTTTTAGACATATCTTTAATGTCTTTATCCTCTTTAAGCCAATCTGGGGTAAATTTTTCAATCATAGCTTTTACTGAAATAACTAGTTTATCAATCATAGCCCTAAACATACTTGTAACCTTTTCGACTATATTAATTTGTTCTCCATCTACACCTTTAAAGCTAAGTAAATTTCCAACCCATGCTTTAATCTTAGTAACTACTCCGTCTGTTCCATACATAAATGTCATTAATGACCAACCACCCTCATCTGTAGCACCTGCTTCTTTGCCCCATGCAAATATACCTTTAAACCAATTTTTGACTTTAGTAACTATTCCTTCTGGTCCATATATAAATGTCATTAATGACCAACCCCCATCATCTGTAGCACCAGCCGCTTTACCCCACGAAAATATTCCTGTAATCCAAGCTTTTACGGATGTCCATATACCACTTACATAGTCAGTTAAATTAGTCCATCCAGCTGCGATTCCTTCAGATGCCCAATTCCATAATCCAGTAAACCAAGTTTTTACGGCTAACCATTTTTCTGATAGATATGCGGTTAATCCCATCCATCCAGCTGCGATTCCTCCAGATGCCCAATTCCATAATCCAGTAAACCACTTTATTACTTTGCCCCATAATTCTTTCATGTACTTGGAGACTCCCGTCCATTTTGACATAAACCATTTACCAACTGAATCGAAAGCTTTTGCGATTTTCTTTCCACCAATAAGTCCCAAAACTCCACCAATAGCCGCTCCAACCAAACCACCAAGAAGAGTTCCTATTACAGGAACAACACTACCCATTCCCGCTCCAATTAATGCCCATTTACCCATACCCATAAATGCATTTTTAATTCCACCATCAGCTTTTCCACCAAAAAATCCACCAAGAAAACCTGAAATTTTACTAACTCCCCAATCTGAACTACTCATCCATCCTGTAACTCCATCATATATTGCCCATGCTAATCCAGCAATTAATGCACCAGGACCTAAAAATTTCATTATTGTTGGTCCTAACAATGAACTAAATGTTGTTCCTATTGATGCGAATGCTACCTTAAATCCTCCGAATACAGTAGCACCAAAAGTAGTAATTAATTTTTTGAATCCCCCTTTTCCAAATAAACTTCCGAGTGAAAACTTATCGGTTAGAAATTTCAGTTTCAACAAATCCATTAAACCAGAAAACATTCCCCCGCTTTCATTTACCATATCGGGTTGCCAATCAGAATCAACTATATGAACATCTTGAATTGTTTTACCTTTTCTAGCTCTGCTAGCCTCTTTACGTGTTTCCTCTTCACTCCTAGCTACTTCAGCAGATGCTAACAACCCAGATCTATTTTGCTCAATCAAAGTTTCTGTCAATGACTCCATGTTATTAAGTTTTGCTGTTGTAGTAGCATTAAGTGTAGAAAGTTTAGAACTAACGTCACTTAATTTTTTTACAGTTTGGTCATTTTGTTCAGCCATTTAATGTCCTTATTGTTTTGCATTTTGTTCTCTAATTCTTTGATTTTCTTCTGTCAACCATTGCTGTAATAATAGTACATATACTTGTCTTTCAAATGGTATCATATTTTCTAATTCTGTTAAACTCCACTTATGATGCTGGATCATGGCGAAGTTTGTTTGATAATAATTCACCAAGGAGTCGTGACACAGCGCTATGCGAAAAAAGAGTTAATTCCCTCAATCAATACTGGTTCCGATTTTTTACATTTGGAACATGACCATAAAACTTCTTTACTTAGTTTAGGCATATCTTCAAAAAAATCCTTAATCTTACTAAACTGTTCTGAAGTAAGAGATTCAATAAAATCAGTTAATTCTTTTTTGGTGGCATCTTTAGCCTTAAATAGTTCTTCATCTTCCCAGATATAATCAATACTATCTACAATCATTTTAAATGCTTCTTCTGTACTTGGTTCATCCCCAGAAATAATTAATTTTTGCATCGAATCTAGGTCAGGATATTTTAACTGTATACCAATATCTTCTGTAATTTTTATTTTACCATCACTTATTAATGACTTATCGATCTCCACTTCATTGACATTAATTTCTACTTCACAAGTTTGTGTACAATCCTTTTCTTCACAAACAAGAGAATCTGGTTTTTGTAGACTAATTTTTATAAGGTCTCCAACCGATTTACCTCTAATCTGAAGAAAGAAGTATTCGATATCAAATGGTGCAAGAAGATTAACATTTAACGTACCTTCAGCACATGCATGTATAACATCTTTTACTGCTCTAGTTATTGCAGCACCACCTTCTTCTGATGCCATTAATAACAACTTTTCTTCTTTTACAAGAAAGGCTCTGTATTTAATTTTTTTCCCTGTTGATGGGATTGTCAATTCATAAGTGGGTGTTGCCACTTTAGGTAATGCCATAATATTCTCCTATAATAATTATTATTTTAAAAATTCACTTGAACTATTACCAAGCATCATCGGACGCCCACGCATCGCTGATACCGGTATCATTCGTCCTTCCGTCTCTAGTCCAATCTTTATATTGTATTCCCACGGTAAATTCAGAAATTTCACCCCCCGCTGTATCATATTCCAATTCTCCTAAACTGACAGGCCATGCTTCATGCAATGTAACATAATAACTTGCCTCTTCAGGAAGTAATTCTACATCATCAGGATAATGGTAAATCGTTACAGTTCCTGTCATATCATCATAGTATGTCATATTACGATTTCCGGGGGGTTGTATAAGATCTATCCAATCTTCCCAAAATTTACGAGCAGCAAAATCATTAGTATTGTAAAAAGTTAATGTTACGTTTTCGTATGAAACTCCATAGGGTTTCAATACTTCTATTCCATAAACTGTATCTTCAGTTGTTCGTATAGTTCGAGCTGGAAGGTCTGCTTTGTTACATAAGAAGTTTATGTCAGAGTCTGAAAATTCTCCAGAATACATATCAGGTGGTGTAATTGAAACACTAAATTTCCAGCCGTGAGCTAGACCACCACGATTTACAACTTTAGCTAAAAAAGATATGGGTGACATAGTAGCATCATTTGCCATAATTATTCCTTGAGTTATACTTAAAATTTTGAATAAATACTTTTACTTTCTCTCCACACTTTACTTTTGTGTGCTTTCTGAAATCTTTCAACAGGTAAAAAGAGGGCGGTTCCCCAATCATCTGCATTAACTAAAATCATTGCTGAACCCATTTTTGAATCTAAGTATCTTTTAATACAGGGTTTAGCTCTTTTGAATTTTTTAGAATCACCTACCTTGTTGTAGTTTACTATCATCCTTGTTGATTCATCTAATTTATCATTGTTAACAAAAGCTGATAACTGATCCATTAATATAGCCCTATCCTTTGGATACAAATAATGTAAGTTGATACCTAAAAATCCGTCTTTATATCTTTCGATTGGAATGACTAGGGGGAAGGTATCATAGTATGGTAATCTATCTTTATTTTTAGGATCATATTTAAAAAAGTACATATTACCAGAACGCCAAAAAGAAACTCGTTTTTCATTTGCTATAATTTGTCCAGGTCTTTTATATCTTTGTAAGGTTTTTTTTACTATTGCTTGTTTAACTATTTTTTGAAACCATACTTTAGCAATTTGTGTTCGTGTTGCTACAAGTCCAGCTTTAATTACACTTGTTAAGATACCCAAAATAGGTAACATATTTGTATTCCATTGTAGGGTGTTGTTTAAAATGTCATAACTATTTAGTAATTGTTAGAGTATCTTCTGTCATTATTTGCCACTTCCATCCTTTGGTTTCACATACACTTACAGCTGCTTTCCACTTTGCTTCATTTATACCCCACGTTTTCACCTCGTTTAAATATCTTCTTTTATTTTTGGGATTTAGTTTTGGGGGTCGAGTCTGTTTCTTAGGTTTGATTTCAACTAAAGTTTCACCTTGTTTAGTTTTAACCCAAAAATCTGGATAATACCTGTGCCATTTATTGTCAATGGGAGATTTATAGGGGATTATAACTTCTTCACTTGACCAAGATAATACATTCGGTTGTCGGTCTAAATACTTCATGAACTTCAATTCCCACCCAGAACGATAAGTAATTTTAGTATAGTCACCTTTATATTTTTTATAATTTTCTGGTCTGAATTTCCCTTTGTATGCCATATAAATATATAGACATCTATTAATAACTACTATTTTACGATAAGGAATAATATGGGTACACAGATGGTAAATTTGGAATGGCCCCCAAATCTTGGAGGAGACGAATTTCCACATTTTATGGAATTTAAAACTTTTGATTTTAGAACAAATTCCCCTACCAAAAATATAGCCTTATATATTCCTCCTGATGCTATGAAAACAGGATACAAAGCAGAATATAAAGATGATGCAATAGGTCGATCTGGTCATGATATTATAGAGGGAATGTCACCAGCTGGTGGTGGTGGTGCTGGTGGTTCAATTTCAAATATAATCTCGGGCGTCAAGAGCTTGGTAACTGCTAGAGTGGCACAAGGAACAGAAGCGGGAATGATGGAGTTTGGACAACAAGTGATAAGTAAAATCACTGGTGGTAATGCAGATACATTAATGGGAAACGTGACTGGGAAAGTACTCAATCCTTATATGGTTGCCGCATATCAAGGTCCAACAGCTTTACGTGATCATTCATTTACTTTTAAGATGATGCCAAAAAATTCAACTGAATCACTACAAGTAGCTAAAATAGTAAAAGCTTTTAAAATAGCTATGTTACCATCTCATGGGAAAGGAAAAGCAGCTATTGCCCCTGTTGGATTATTTGGTTATCCTGATGAATTTACAATAGATTTTAAGATAAATGGTGTGGATCTCGACACAGAACTAAATCCACTTTTTCGAATAGGTAGATCTGTATTAACTGCATGTGACGTAGATTATACTACTCAAGATACTACATTATTTTTTGACCAGACACAACATCCAGTTTCAGTTGAAATGAAATTAGAATTTAAAGAATTAGAAGTTATACATCGTGGACACATTGAAGCCGGATATTAATAAAAGGAAATACTAATTATGTCAGAATTTTTTTCTCATTATCCCAAATTCTCTTATAATATTACAGGGCAAGTCGGACCTACGCAATTAAAAGTTGCAGTTAATATTATGAATAGGACTAAACTCAAAAATGTAATTTTAGATGATATAGTTCAATTTGAGCCATATTCTATATTAGAAAATGAGAGACCTGATATAGTAGCAGAAAAAGTTTATGGTGATGTAAAATTTACTTGGTTAATTTTTGTTATGAATGAAATACATGATCCTATTTGGGACTGGCCACTAGGAACTAGAGAATTTATAAGTTATATCCAAGGGAAATATGGAAGTGTTCGTGAATCAGAAACTCGTATACATCATTATGAACGAATTCTCAGAGCAAGAGTAGAACGAAAAGGAATAAAAGATCCTATACCTGAATATAGAATAAAATGTGATTATACCACTTGGTTGTCTTTGTCTGTTGATACACGAGATACTATAAGTTCTTATGTTTGGGAAACACAACAAAATGAAGCTAAACGTGAGATTAGATTAATTAAACCGGAATTTGCTAGTATGATAATGTCAGAACACACAAATAAATTATTATAGGATAATAATATGCCTGCATATAACGAAGGTGGTGAGGAAAAAGTTTCTCAGTTTGGGGAAAAAACGATCACACGCAGAAAAGCTGGAACGGTAAACCAGTTACCTAAAGATGGTACTGGGGCGAAAAGTCAGGATATTATAAATCCTACTGTGGGGAATCAACCAAGCTTTCCTGGCGATTATGAAGTACATGAATGTAGTCTTAAATCACCGCATAAGCCTGGTGGAGGAATTATTGATTTAAGAAACTCTTGGTCTGAACTGAATATTTTTGAAGATATGTTTTCATCTACCCTTACTTGTGATATTACCATTGTAGACGGAGTTGGATTAACGGAATTTCTACCAATTATAGGAGAAGAGACGTTGACCATAAAAATCAAAACATCAAATTTAACAAATCAACGCCCTACACAAATTGGAGAACCTTCTGGTCCTCCTGGGAGCCCGATAGTTGAATATGGTCCGTTTAATGAAAGTGAAAACACTGGTTTTTTAGATTTAGTCTTTACAATATTTAAAATGGCAGATCGAAGCAATCCAGTTGTGGGGGGAATGTCTACTTATACGTTACATGGAGTTTCACAAGAATATGTAGATAACTTGAAAATAAAAGTACAGAGAAGTACTATAAATGGAGTTACAGGAGAACCACAAAAAATATCCAATGTAGTTCGTAGTTTATATACTGAGTATGTTAAGCCGAACTCTAAAACATCAGCTAATACACCCAAAAAAATATTTATTGAACCCACTCAAAGTTTAGTAGATTTAAGTTTACCAAATCTAACACCATTTAAAACTTTTGAATTTTTAGCCGGAAGATCTGTTTCTGCTGGACAACATGCAAGTGGATCAAATTTTGTTTTTTTTGAAACCGTAACAGGATATCATTTTATTTCTATAGAAACACTTTTTGCTGGTGGTGGGGCTGGATATTTGAAACCACCAGATTTTCCAGCAGGTAAAAGTCCAGATGAAGGAATGTACGCGTTTGGTGATGTGAGGGCTAAGGAAACCTATACAGTTTGGCCGAAACGAATGGATTTGGATGTCGAACTAGAAAACGCTGTTCTTGCACCAGAAAGAGTTGCTCTAGAAATGACATCTGTTTTGAGTTATAATTTTACTTCTAATTTTGATGTTTTAGAAAATTTAACAAAAGGAATGTATGCGAATAAATTAATGACGCATGATTTAGTTAGAATGAAATTTGATACTATAGATTTTAGTTATCTTCAAGATCAAATGCCAGACGTGATTGTTCATACTGATGGGACAAGAGAAGAAAGACCAATCAAAAAAACAGCAGCAGATAAGAAAAACTTTTCAGATTCTTTTACTCATTTAGAGGATCAAGATTTGTGTACTTCTGCACAATCAGCATTAAATGCTCCTAATGCTCTTGTAAGTTTTTATCCTACAAATCTAGGTCATGATCAAATACCACATTTTAAGGATGGTGTTGGAATAAAAACTGTAAAACATGGTGAAGAATTGGGACCATTAAATATTGTTCCTAATAGAGTGGAAGAATGGTTACAACAACGTACAGTTCAGCAACAACAACTGAATAATATTAAATTAAATATTAGGGCTCCTGGTCGATCAAGTAGAATGGTAGGAGATGTGATAAATTTTAAAATGCCTTCTCCTAGTTTATCAATGAGAGGTGGTGGAGATGAAATGGAAGAGCATAAGTATTTAAGTGGCAAATATTTAATTACTAAATTAAGACATCATTTTTCTCGTGAAATATATAATATAGAATTTGAGTGTATAAAAGATTCTTTAAAAGCTTCTGCATCAGGCGGTGGTGGTAGAGGTTCAGGAGTTTCTGGAAGTTCAGCTATTATGGATGATGGATCAATAAAAATGTCAGAGGATGGTGAACGCGTGATTGGAGGTTTTTAGTATGTCTTATTTTATGGGAAAAGAGGGATTTATCTGGTGGCAAGGTGTTGTTGAAGATAGACACGATCCCCTTTATCTTGGCAGATGTAAAGTTCGTATTCTAGGGTGGCATTCAGAATTAAAAACAGATCAACCCACAAAAACATTACCTTGGGCGTATCCTGTTTCTCCGATTACTTCTGCAAGTCAAACAGGAGTAGGCACAACTCCATTAGGACCTGTAGAGGGCACATGGGTATTAGGCTTTTATAGAGATGGAGAATCAGGTCAAGAGCCTATGTTCTTTGGTACTTTTGGTGGCATACCGGAGTTGGATGGAAAATTCAATAATCTTGAGAAGGGATTTTCAGATCCAAGACAGCCTGGGGGAGATCCAGGACACCCACTTTATCCAGATGAAATACCAACAAGACAATTACGTTTTGATGCAGCTTCAATTAAAGCTGGACAATCAGTTCCTAGAGAACCTGCTTCAATTATACATAATGCCGCTCCCAATCCTACTCAACACCCACAAGAAATTAAAATATCTGAGTCTGTTACACTTAAACAGGGAGCAAAACCCACTACTCATGAGGCTCATGTAAAAGGGGAATATTCTAGTTTTCCAGTAACACAATTAATTAAATCACGCTGGAACCGGCCAGCATATACTGTTAAACTAGTAGAAAATCCAGTTCGATCTACTTTTCCTGATACTGGATTATCTCCATTAGATAAAACTATTCCAACCTCTTTAATTTCAAATACTAGAAATTTAAATTATCTTAAAGAGCCTACTACGAATAGATTGGCAAGAGGTACAAGAGGTAATACTCTCAAGACAGATCCTTCTATTTCAGGTATAGTTTATGAAAAAACTTTAGCACGAGAACAAGGTCAAACAAACATTTCTTGTGCGACAGGAAGTACTTGGTCTGAACCTCATCCTGCTTGGAATGCACTATATCCTTATAATCATGTTCATCAAACAGAAAGTGGACATATTATAGAAATGGATGATACTCCAGGACATGAGAGATTACATTGGTATCATCGTGCTGGCACTTTTACTGAAATTGATGCAATAGGGATTAAACATGAAAAAACTGTAAATGATCATTATAGTATTATTTTAGGATCAAAATATTCACACACTGAAGGTGGTGACTGTCTTACAGTTGACGGTTCACAACAGGTTCTTGTTCAAGGACGTAAGAATGATAGAATAGGAAGTTCTTATCTTATTTCTATGGGCAAAGGATCTTTTGAACTTAATAATCCTGGGAATCTTGTTAGTATTAATAGTTATGATTATACAGTATCAGCTACACATAAAATTACACACGCGTCTTCCCATTTTTATCGTCATTCCGGACATGCTCACCACAATACATCAGGTGAGCAAACAGATAGTGTAGGTGGAAAATGGACTATGGGTGCAAAGGCATTTAGTCTTAATACAGTAGGATCTGCTTCTGTTAATGCGGGAATGTCTTGGAGCGTTAAGGCGTCAGATTCTATTAATGAAAGTATATTTGGATTATTACCAAGTGCTTCTATGGGGTATGCGAAAAAAACTACCGCAACGTTAGGGAAGATAGGGATGGAATCTATTGATAGTTTGGCAACGGGGGGTATTGAATTTCTATTAGGTCCCGCGGGAATTGGAGCAAGTTTTTCAATGATGCCTTTAGGTGATATAAAACTAGACGCGTTAAATGAGATTAAGATGTTGGCGGGGTTAGGAAACTTGAAAGGTGAGACATTACTAGGGGATGTCATATTTGAAAGTTTGTTATCATCATCTAAATTAACGTTAGATGGAGCAGCATCAATGCAAGGACTATTGGGAGAAGTAAGTGTAAGTACTGCAGGTAAAGTTAAAGTCAAGGGATTAATAATTACTATGAAACAATTTATGGATGATATAATAGATATTATAACAGAACATACACATCCTAGTGGTTCAGGGCCGACTGGTCCTCCAATGCCACCAGCATCGGTAAAATTATCATTACTGAAATCTATAAAAGTAGGACAGAGTTTTGAATAATGGCTTTAGTTAAATCAATATTACAAACCGAATTGGGAACGATGTTTATGGAGCAACCTGCTACTGGTATTACGCCTGGGAGAAATATAACAAAGGCATTTAAGAATTATTTGTCTATGGCACAAAATGCAGCAGGGTTTCCATATTCTGTTGTCATGGCTGAACCTTATGGAATGAATATTGGACAAATTTTTTCAGGGATGTTACCAGTAGGAATGACGATAGGTCAAGCAGTAGGAGCACAATTATCAGCTATGTCATTAACATTTATGAGTTCGTGTCAAATAGGTCCTCCTGTAGCAGGACCTTCACATATTCCACTATTACAAATGCTATTTAATGCATATGCCCCTTCACCAATGGATTTCGGTCGTGAGCTTGGAGGTATTATGGCAGATTGGTCAAAAACTTGGGTAGTAAGTGGTATAATTCCTGGTACTCCACCAGTACCATTTTCAGGACCTTTATCATAGAGAAAAAAAATGTCAGGAGCAATACAAAAAGAAATTGAAGAAGTTGAAAAAACACTGAAAAGTGCGCCTAATAATCATCTACTTGCACGTGAGGGAATTTTAGATTCTATTACGTTAACAAGAGAATTTGCCCAAACCTTATTAAATGCAATATGTCAGAAATTTACATCTGCTTCGGGAAATTATACTCTTGCAACTATATGTGAAAATCTCGCGCAACAAAGGGCGATATGTTATGGGGCAAGAGATTTAAAAACTGCTTATAAAAAATTCACACTTCCAACATACGAAGTTGTAAATGGTGCTCTAGGGCTTACAGAACCTAATACGTCTTTTATGGGAATTACAGCATCTCAAATTTTAGATGAATATCCAATTACATTAAGTTCGGTTGCTGGAACAACACAAACACAAGGAAGTAATACCTTTAGTACTTATGTTGGAGATTATTATCTCGTGAGATCAAGAGTCTCAGGAGAATTGGTTGATGCTATAGATAATATTAATCCCTATACGACTCCAGACACAGAGATAGTTTCTGGTAACAGTATTGCTTGGGGATCTAGTGTGGCAGGAGAAGAGGCAGCGAATACATGGAATTATAGTTGGGCAAAAGCAAATATTGCATCTGTAGCTATAGTCAATTCAGGAGCATTCAATGAATTAACTACGTTGACGTTATCGGATCATTTAACGCAAGGAAGTAATACAAATTATACTCCAGTTGGGCCTGGATTCGGTGGAGTGTTTTATTTAAAGTTACAGGAGGATCATGTAAATAACTTTACTATCACCGGAACAACAACGGCAAATACAGTAGAGATTACTAATGTTTCTACTGTGGATATGGAAAAAATAAAATATGGAGATGTCATAACCGCGAATAATATTTTAGTGGGATATTATGGTCCGACATCTATTGCTGCTGCAAAGGATTCGGAAAATAAAATTAGATTGAGTAATTTAGTTTATGATATTGGTACAGTAGAACAATTCATGAACACTGTAACCTTAACAGGTGGTACATGGCCTACTTGGATTGATGGAGAAACTATTACTATTGCGGGAGGTGGAGGAAAAATTGTAAGTAGACCAAGTGATATTAAATTAACTCTTTCAACTTCTGCTAATGTTGCATCTGGTACAGCATATTCATTAACATACGGTGGGAAAGCAACATCAAATGGAAGTGTAACTCTTACAGTTAATAGTGTTCCTTTTAGTTATGCAAAAGATGATATTTTTTGTCAAATAAAAGTTACTGCTGAAGGGATTGTTAAGAATCCTAATTGGAAACATTCAGGTAATGGAACAGGTGGCTATAGTGGAGCAAATGAGGGTGCAGATGATACGTTAAATGCTAATACATCTCAGTTTGTTGGATTATTGGGATTTTATGATCCTGATAATGGCTCAGCTAATGCTACAAATGATTTAACAAGAAGTGCTAGAGAAGATTGGGTATCTATTGGTCAAGAATATAATGAAATAGAATATCCTTTTATAGAAACAAATTCATTGAAACCCGCAGTAGGTGCTACACATGCAACCTATGAAGTAAAAAATAGTGAATTAGTGGGAACACAGCCTCCTGTATTGACACGTGATGATGTATATTCTGGTAGATATATTAGGTGGGATGTAAAGAGAGCATCCGCAGCGGGTGCATTACCAGAACATAGATATTATACAGACAGCGCGGAAAAGTTTTATTATGAACTACCAGCAAATGCAGGGTATACTAGTGGTTCAGTTACTATAGCTAATCTTCCCATGCCTTCTACCGCGGAACCACCCGCCGCAATAGATAAATCAGGATTATCTGGTGCTGTTGGTAGAGTACAATCAACAACAGTTTCTTGTGATGGAGTATCAATTGGAGTTGGAGCAACAGGAGCTGTTCCCGCGGACGACAATACAACTACTCCTAGTTTAAGTGGATCATCCTGGCCAACTCCAACACAGCCCACTGCAGGACAGACTATAGGACATTATTATACAAAGGGTGCAAATAATTACATTTATGATAATCATTATAGAATTGATACTGTAACTGTAAATAATGGATCTAATACTTGGGTGGCTACTACTCGTACAGATGTATCGTCATTTGTGTGTCGATATAATTTTGCACAGAAACACATATATGAGGCAGGAGGTACAGCAAATTCTACAATGAATGCTGATGTACAATTTATACGTGATACAGTCGGTGATTTACAATCAATTGTTTCTTTTCGTGATCCTATAATTTCAGGAGCTGAAGCAGGAGGTAGTGGAATATCTGATGCAGATTTTGATACTTATTTGGCTACAGAGC